GTCGCAAATGGTGACGCACTTTTTGTAATTGCAGACCTTTCAGACGTATGGGCAAAATTTCATGTATTTCCCCGTGATGCTGATTATGTACAAAGCGGACAACGTGTTTCTATCCATACGCTCGAAGGCGATAAAACCGCAATGGGCAAAATCGACATGTTGTTTCCTACGGCTGATGAATTAACCCAAACGCAAATTGCCATTATTGTCCTGCCTAATCCAGAACGTATATGGAAGCCAGGTATGACCATAGAGGGAGATGTTAGCATTGCTGTGGCCGAAGCACAGCTTGCCGTTAAGGAAAGTGCTTTACAGAAAATGGAAGAACTTGGGGATGTTGTCTTTATTAAGGAAGGGGATTCATACATTCCTCGTCCTGTAAAAACAGGCCGTAAAAGCGATGGTTATGTTGAAATCATTAGAGGGTTAAAAGCTGGAGAAGCTTATGTTTCCGATGGAAGTTTTATTGTCAAATCAGACATCTTAAAAGCCACTGCGGCTCACTCACATTAAAAATATAATAAGTAATGAAAAGAGAATTCTCATGTTAGAAAATATTGTTTCCCTATCTATACGTCACCGCTGGCTGGTGATGATTGTTGTGCTTTGCTTTTGCGCTCTTGGTATCTACAATTTTAATCGTCTTCCGATTGATGCTGTTCCTGATATCACGAACGTGCAAGTTCAAATTAATACTGAGGCCGCAGGATACTCCCCATTAGAGGTTGAGCAACGTATAACATTTCCGATTGAGACAGTATTGGCAGGCATTCCTAATCTTGACCACACACGCTCATTATCCCGCTATGGCCTTTCACAAGTAACGGTTATTTTTGAAGATGGCACAGATATTTATTTTGCCCGCCAGTTAATCAGTGAAAAGCTTCAGCAAATAAAAAGTGAAGTGCCAGAGGGAATAGAGCCAATTATGGGGCCTGTTTCAACAGGACTTGGAGAGATCTTTTTCTATACCGTTGAAGCTGAAGAAGGTGCGAAGAAAGAAGATGGTTCAGCTTACACCCCGATGGATTTATTAACCATACAGGAATGGATCATTGTGCCGCAGCTCCGTAATTTAAAAGGTGTGGTTGAGGTCAATACGATTGGTGGGTATGAGCAACAATTCCACGTCACACCGTATCCAGAACGCCTGCTTAGCTATGATTTGACGATCCATGATGTTTTAGAATCTCTTGAAAAGAATAATGACAATGTCGGTGCGGGTTATATTGAACGTAACGGGGAGCAATATCTTGTTCGTATTCCGGGCCAAGTTGAGAGCATTGAAGATATAAATAATATTATTCTTGCAAAGCGCGATGAGGTCACCATCCGTATTGGTGATGTTGCCGATGTTAAACTAGGTTCACCTTTGCGTACAGGTGCTGCAACTGAGAACGGACGTGAAGTTGTGCTTGGTACGGCCATGATGTTGATGGGAGAAAACTCGCAGGATGTGGCACAGCGTGTTGGGAAAAAACTGGAAGAGATTGCTTCTAGTTTGCCTGAAGGCGTTGTCACGAATGCAGTTTATGACAGAACAACATTGGTAGAGCGTACAATTAAAACAGTCGAGAAGAACCTTGTTGAAGGCGCTTTGCTTGTCATTGTTATTCTTTTCCTGCTTTTAGGTAATCTAAGAGCTGCTTTGATTACAGCGGCTGTTATTCCAATCTCTATGTTGATGACAATTACAGGCATGGTAGAAAACAAGGTGTCTGGTAATTTGATGAGCCTTGGCGCGCTGGATTTCGGCCTGATTGTTGATGGTGCAGTGATTATCATGGAAAACTGTATTCGGCGGTTTGGTATGGCACAGCATCAACTAGGACGCTTGCTTACCAAAGAAGAACGTTTTGATCTGGCTGCAAAAGCTACAGCAGAAGTCATTAAGCCAAGTATTTTCGGGGTGATTATTATTACGGTTGTTTATTTACCAATTTTTGCCCTAACGGGTGTTGAAGGCAAGATGTTCCATCCTATGGCTTTAACGGTTGTGATGGCATTACTTTCTGCTTTGGTGCTATCGCTTACTTTTGTACCCGCCGCAGTTGCAACATTTATCACAGGCAAGGTTGATGAAAAGGAGGGTCGCATTATCGGAGGCGCTAAAAAGGGTTATGAGCCTTTGTTAAGATTTACGCTACGTCGGCCTTTGCCTATTATTAGTTTTGCGATTGTACTAGTTGTCATCAGCTTATTTGGGGCAACAAGGATGGGAGCAGAGTTTATTCCTTCTCTTGATGAAGGAGATATTGCTATACAGGCTCTTCGCGCGCCAGGAACATCATTGACGCAATCTGTGGAAATGCAGTTTAAACTCGAAGAAGAAGTCATGAAATTTCCTGAAGTGCGAACAATTATAGCACGTATCGGTACGGCGGAAGTTGCAACGGATGCGATGCCACCCAATATTGCTGATATATATGTTTTGCTTAAGCCTCGTGATGAATGGCCAAATCCTGATAAGTTAAAAGCCAATTTGATTGAGGAAATGGAAATTGCGCTTGAGAAGGTGCCAGGTAGTGCCTATGAATTTTCTCAACCCATCGAACTCCGCTTTAATGAACTGATTTCCGGCGTACGAAGCGATCTAGCTGTAAAGATTTATGGCGATGATATGGATCAGCTTTTAGCTTCCGCTCAAGAGATTGAAAAAGTCTTACGTTCAGTTTCTGGAGCAGCAGACGTCAAGGTTGAACAAGTTACAGGACTTCCTACGCTCAGTGTAGTTCCAGACCGTAAACGTCTAGAGCGTTATGGATTAAACGTAGCCGATGTCCAAGAGGTGGTGGAAGTTGCCATGGGCGGTCGTGAAGCCGGTGTTCTTTATGAGGGGGATCGACGCTTTGACATTGTAGTGCGCTTGCCAGAACATTTACGCAGCAATATCGAAAGCTTGGAAAGGTTGCCTGTACCGCTACCCCTTGCAGAAATGGAAGGAGCTGATAGCAGGCCTGATTATGTTCCTCTTAAAGAGGTCGCAGATCTTAACATTGCTTTTGGTCCAGCACAGATTAGCCGTGAAAATGCCAAACGTCGTATTACTGTAACAGCTAATGTTAGAGAGCGAGATCTTGGTAGCTTTGTAGCTGAACTTCAAGAGGCGGTAAAAACTCAAGTAAGCCTCCCTTCTGGATATTGGGTTGAATATGGCGGTACGTTTGAGCAACTTATCTCTGCCAAAACAAGACTGATGATTGTTGTTCCTATAGCGCTAGCTCTGATTTTTGGATTGCTATTTATGGCGTTTAATTCTGCCCGTGCCGCTTTGGTTATTTTCTCAGGTGTCCCGCTGGCATTAACGGGAGGAATTGCTGCTTTGATGCTTCGTGATATACCTCTATCTATTTCAGCAGGGGTTGGTTTTATTGCCCTGTCTGGTGTTGCAGTCTTGAACGGTGTTGTGATGATCTCCTTCATTCGTGATTTGCAAGCTAGCGGCAAAGCTCTCGATGAGGCAATTATTGAAGGGGCTTTGACTCGTCTGAGACCTGTTCTGATGACAGCACTTGTGGCCTCTCTTGGATTCGTTCCGATGGCCTTTAATGTGGGCGCTGGGTCTGAAGTGCAAAGGCCATTAGCAACGGTTGTTATTGGTGGAATTATATCCTCTACCATCTTGACGTTGTTAGTTTTGCCAGCTTTATATAAATTCTTTCCTGGTAAGAATTTCTTGAAAAACCGCAGAAGAAGAAAGAGTGTTCAACATGGGGCATAGTCACCACCATGGCGACCCTTCTCAAATAGGCGAACGCCGTCTTTGGTGGGCCGTTTCCGCCAATATATTGCTGACGGTTGCACAGGTGATTGGGGGAATCCTATCCGGTTCCCTCTCACTTGTCGCCGATGCACTGCATAATTTCAGTGATGCTGCTTCACTCCTTATAGCATTGGTGGCAATCCGAATTGGTCGAAAACCACCTGATCAGTTCAAAACATTCGGCTATAAACGCGCGGAAACCGTGGCGGCGCTCATCAATTTGACCACGCTTATCATTATTGGCCTTTATCTGTGTTATGAGGCGATAAAGCGTTTCATTACGCCGGAACCGGTGGCAGGCTGGACGGTGGTTATCGTCGCTGGAATTGCATTAGCCGTTGATGTTTTTACCGCATTGCTTACTTACAGGCAGTCTAAAACCAGCATGAATATTAAGGCTGCTTTTCTTCATAATGTAACGGATGCGATGGCCTCAGTCGGTGTGATTATCACCGGAACGCTTATTTTGCTGTATGGCTGGGTCTGGACTGATGCGGCCATGACGCTCATTATTTCCGGCTATGTGCTGTGGCAGGGTTTTACCCAAATCCCGAAAGTTATTCATCTTTTGATGGAGGGCGCACCCGATGGTTTAAGCCTAGAGGATATAAGATCATCGATGGAAAAAGTTGATGGCGTAAATAATGTTCATCATGTGCATGTTTGGCAACTGGACGAACACCGCAACGCATTAGAGGCTCATGTTGTATTGGAAGAGAGTATTGACATGGATACGCTCAAAATCCGTCTTAAAAAGTTACTACACGATCAATTTGAAATAGAACATTCTACTCTTGAGTTTGAGTATAAAAAGTGTTCGCGAACATTTTAGGAGCGGACAGGACGAACAAAATCGCCTAGTCTAATCAATACAATCGCCGGAATTGTACCGCAAAGCCACGCAACCATTGACCATGGGCGTGGCTTTTGCTTTTTCCCTTCCCTGTTATAGCAAAAAGGTACTTCCGGAGATTGAACCCTATGCGGCGGGCTTAGGCGCAAGAGTTTTTTAGCGCCAGAAGATTTTTTTGGGTACGCACCCCCGCCGCAAATCATCACAAAACCAGTCAGAGTAAGGTATTCAGGGTGCGTACCTGAGTGCGTACTCATGCGTACCTGATTTCAGAAAAAGGAAAATAAAAACCATGACTAATGCAAAATCAAAAGAATTGAAAATCGATCATATATCGGTTGATGAGCTTATCCCTTATGCTAAAAATGCGCGCACACATTCGGAAACACAGGTGGCGCAGATTGCCGCCTCCATGACGGAATTCGGCTTTGTAAATCCTATTCTGCTGGGTGAGGATAGTGTCATCATTGCAGGGCATGGGCGTTTGATGGCGGCGAAAATGCTGGGCATGAAAAGCGTGCCGACTATTCGCCTGAACCATTTGAATGAGGCGCAGCGCCGTGCGCTGGTCATTGCCGATAATAAAATCGCCGAGAATGCCGGTTGGGATGAAACCCTGCTGCGCGAGGAATTATCGGCGCTCGAAGATCTGGATTTCAACATAGACCTGCTGGGATTTAATGCCGAAGAAATTGATAATCTGTTCTTGGATGATGCCAACGCCTCTGGCGGTTTGACCGATGAGGATGCCGCACCCGAAATCCCTGAAAATCCTGTCAGTGTTTCTGGCGATATTTGGATCTGCGGTGATCATAAAGTGCTGTGTGGGGATTCAACGATGATCGACAGCTACAACGCCCTGATGGGTGAAGAGCTGGCCGACATGGTCTTTACCGACCCGCCCTATAACGTCAATTACGCCAATTCGATGAAAGATAAAATGCGCGGCAAAGCCCGCCCGATCCAAAACGATAATCTTGGCGATGGGTTTGGCGATTTTCTCTATGATGTTTGCACCAACCTGATGATGGTCTGCAAAGGCGCGATGTATGTGTGCATGAGCTCGTCCGAGCTTCATACGCTTCACGCCGCATTTGTTGGCGCGGGTGGTAAATGGTCAACTTTCATCATCTGGGCAAAAAACACCTTCACGCTTGGGCGTGCGGATTATCAACGCCAATATGAGCCGATCCTTTATGGTTGGAAAGATGGACATGAGCATTTTTGGTGCGGGGCAAGAGATCAAAGCGATGTTTGGTTTGTGAATAAGCCCGTTAAAAACGACCTGCACCCGACGATGAAGCCTGTTGAGTTGGTGGAACGCGCTATTCATAATTCCAGTAAAACCAAGGATATTGTGCTGGATGCCTTCGGCGGTTCGGGATCAACAATGATTGCGTGTGAAAAAACAGGTCGTCGCGCCCGATTGATTGAGCTTGATCCGAAATATGTCGATGTCATTGTGAAGCGTTGGGAAGAGTTTACTGGGGAAAAAGCAACTCTGGCCGATGGTGGCCAGAGCTTTGAAGAGTTAGCTAAAAAGCGTGCTTCTTAGGTTGTTTTATCGGTAATACGATAACGCCGCACGCCATCAACACGTTCGCTGATAATCTCTGCTCCTGCTTTTTTAAGGATGGAGAGATGCCCGCGCACAGTATGGGCTTGCCAGCCAGTTCGTTTGGATAGGTCTTCAATCGTTGCGCCTTTGTCAGATTTGAGCAGTTGTTCAACCAAGGCTTTCTTGGTGATTTTTGGCGCTGGATCGGCGGTGGTTTCCGCTGTTGTTTCGATGACCTCGGCTGGCTTGTCTTCGGCTGTTTCGATTGGTTTTTTGCTTTGTTTTGTCATGGGTTTTCCTTTGTCGTTGTTGATGTCCATGAACGCTTCAATTCAAACGCTTATCAAGTCAATAATCCTTAAAAAGTGAGAGAATATGGGACTTTCAATCAGGAAATACGCCACGCTGCGTGGTGTGACCGAGGGCGCGGTGCGTAAAGCTATCAGCTCGGGGCGCATCACACCGAATGAGGATGGCACAATCGATGCGGAGCGCGCGGATCGTGAATGGAAAGAAAACACCGATGAGGCCAAAATCAATACGGGCCTGCCTGTGATGACGGAGAACATGCCCGCAGCGAATGGCAAACCATCTTTTACCAAAATCAAAACCGCGCATGAGCTTTACAAGGCGCAGCTGACGCAGCTTTCCCTGCAGGAAAAGAAAGGACAGCTCATCAACAAAGACATGGTGAAAACGCAAGTCTATCGCCTGGGGCGGCAGGTTCGGGATAGCTGGCTGAATTGGCCTGCGCGTGTATCGGCCTTGATGGCTGCTGAACTTGGCATTGACGAACACGCTCTTCATCAAGCGTTAGAGCGCTATGTGAGGGAGCATTTAAATGACATTGGAGAGGGAAAGCTCAATTTCGATTGAGTATGACGCAGCATTTGTTCAAAACGTCTACCTCAAAAGTTTCACCCCCGAACCGCATTATGATGTTGCCGATTGGGCCGATAGATATCGTTTGTTATCCGGCAAATCCTCGGCAGAACCCGGGGAATGGAAAACCGCCCGCACGCCATACCTTAAGGAGGTGATGAATCAGCTTTCCACCAGCTCGCCCGCGCAGGTTGGCGGAACGGAAGCCGGTAATAACTGGATTGGCTATATCATCCATATGGCGCCTGGGCCGATGATGGCGGTGTCGCCGACGGTGGAGCTTGCCAAGCGTAATTCCAAGCAGCGGATTGAGCCATTACTGCAAGAAACGCCGGAATTGCGCGAGCGTGTGAAGCCTGCGAGGGAACGTGACAGCGGGAATACGATCTTGAGCAAAGAGTTTGACGGCGGTCTGCTCATTATGACTGGCGCAAATTCGGCGGCGGGTCTGCGTTCTATGCCTGCGCGGTATTTGTTTATGGATGAGATTGATGCGTATCCCGGTGATGTTGGCGGCGAAGGTGATCCGATCTTGCTGGCAGAACGCCGAAGCGCAACATTCCGCCTCCGCCGTAAGATTTTTATGGTGAGTACACCAACAGTGAAAGGAATATCTCGTGTGCAGCGTGAGTTTGAAAAAAGCGATCAGCGCTATTTTTTTGTTCCTTGCACAAAATGTGGTCATTACCAGCATTTGCGCTTCACGCAACTGCGCTGGCCAGAAGGTGAACCGGAAGAAGCAAAATATGCCTGTGAATCCTGCGGGCATCTCATGCATAATCATGAGAAAACCTTGCTCCTTTCCAAAGGCGAATGGCGTGCAACGGCTGAAAGTGTGGATGGCACAGTTGGTTATCACCTCTCATCGCTTTATAGCCCTGTGGGATGGTTTAGCTGGTCGGATGCGGCGACATTGTTTGAGGAAGCCAAACGCAACCCCGATTTGATGAAGGGGTTTGTGAACACGGTGCTGGGTGAACCTTACGAGGAATCTTCCGAAGCACCGGAATGGCAGCGTATTTATGAACGCCGTGAAAAATACAGCCAAGGCGTTGTGCCGATGGGCGGTTTATTCCTCACCGCTGGTGTGGATGTGCAAAAAGACCGCCTTGAATGCGAAGTTGTGGCTTGGGGGCGTAACAAACAAAACTGGTCGGTGGATTACATCATCATTGATGGCGATACTGCTCGGCAAGACACATGGGATCGCCTTTCAACGGAAGTGTTGGAACGTGACTGGCCTCACGCCTCTGGTCATACCATGCCCATTCGGGTGATGGCGGTGGATTCAGGTTATGCCACGCAGGATGTTTACGCCTTTGTGCGTCAGCACCCACAGGCGGTTTGGGGTGGCTCGGGCGCTCGTGCCAGCCAACCCCGCACCGTGGTGGCCATTAAGGGACAGGAACGCAATACGGCGCTGATCTTGAGTGTTTCCAAAGCCGACACGGGCGGTAAACGCCGTGGATTGCGTGTTTGGAATGTCTCTGGCCCCGTGGCGAAGATGGAGCTTTATCGCTGGCTCAAACTGGAATGGCCAACCGATACAGATTTGGACGATGGCGTGGCGTATCCTCCCGGCAGTTGTCACTTCCCGCAATATGGCGAGGAGTATTTTAAACAGCTGACGGCAGAGCGTTGCATCACCCGTGTGGTGCGCGGCTTTCCGAAGCAGGTTTGGGAAAAAGACCCGAGCCGCAACAACGAAGCCTTGGACTGCCGTGTTTATGCGCGGGCGGCGGCCAGCATTTATGGGCTAGACCGTATGTCTGATTATAAATGGCGTGCTTTGGAAAAAAGCCTCGGGCAAGAGGTGATTATTCCAACCAAGGGTGTGGAAATGGCAGTGCCTGTCCCGACAGCAACGCCAGAACAACCAACACAAGCACCCAGTCAAAAGCCGAGAGTGCCTCAACGCAAGGTGATCAAGGCCGATGATCCGTATTTATAAGGAGTATCTCTTATGACCGACACATTGCTGGAATTGCAAAGCCGATTGGTGCAGGCCAAGGAAGCACGCCATCGCCTGCTGACAGGATCGCAGGAAGTGACCGTCAGCTTGCATGGCTATGGCTCAACCACCTATAGCGCCACCAATGTTGAGGCGCTGGAGCGTTATATTCACGAGCTTGAAGCAGAAATCGCCAAGAAAAGCGGCTCTGCCCGCCGTGGCATTATCCGCACAAGTTTTTAAGGATATTCAAATATGGTTCAATTATTAGACAGCACAGGCAATCCGCTCAAAGCCAGTGATACGGCGCACCGCGCAGCATCTCACCGTGCGCGGGAGCTTTCCAGCTGGCTGCCGCCTTTGGGCTCTGCCGATAGTGATTTGCTGGGTGAATTGCCCACACTGGTATCACGCTCTCGGGATTTGAGCCGTAATCATGGCGTGGCGGCGGGTGCGATGCAAACGCTCACCGATAATGTGGTCGGCACGGGTTTGCGTTTATCGGCAACGCCTGATTATCGAGCGTTGGGTAAAGATAAGACATGGGCAGATGAATGGTCACGCGGGGTGGAATCCCAGTGGCGTGCATGGGCGGAAAGCACGGATTGCGATGCCGCCAAAAGCCTGACATTTGCGGGCATGACATGCCTCGTGTTCCGCTCCAGCATAGTGAATGGCGAAGCACTGGCACTGCCCTTGTGGCTGGAAAATAGAGGCGCAAAATTCTCAACCACCATTCAGTTGGTGGAGGCAGATCGCTTGTGTAATCCAAACGGCAAGCAGGATAGCAAATATCTTCGCGCTGGAATTGAGATTGATGCCTATGGCGCACCGCGTGCCTATCACATCCGCAAGAGCCACCCCGGTGATGCGTATTTGGGATTTGGTGTTGATATCAGCGATTGGGAGCGTATTCCGTTTGCGACCAGTTTCGGTCGCCGCCGCGTTCTGCATATTCATGATAAGGAGCGCACAGGCCAGCACCGAGGGAAACCGCTTCTTACCTCGATCATGCCGATGTTTAAAATGCTGGATCATTACGAGCGATCCGAGCTTCAGGCAGCGGTGGTGAATGCCATGATTGCGGCCTTTATTGAAACACCGCTGGACGGGGAAAGCATTGGGGAGATGTTTGGCGGATCGGTTGAGGATTACCTCGCCGCTCGTAATGAATGGGATATTCGCCTGCAGGGTGGATCAATCATTCCGATCTTCCCTGGCGATAAAGTTGCGCCTTTTACACCAAGTCGCCCGAATAGCGGTTACGGCCAGTTCGTGGAGAATGTTCTGCGTCATATTGGTGCGGGTCTGAATATTCCGTTTGAATTGTTGATGAAGGATTTCTCTAAAACCAATTATTCATCCGCACGCGCGGCACTCTTGGAGGCGTGGCGATATTTCTCCGCGCAGCGTCAGTGGCTTGCAACTTACTGGGCAAGGCCTGTTTACGAATTGTGGCTGGAAGAAGCGATTAACAAGGGGCTGATTGAAGCCCCTGATTTTTATGAGAACAAAGCCGCATGGACACGGTGCAAATGGATCGGCCCCGGTCGCGGCTGGGTTGATCCTGTCAAAGAAGCCAAAGCCGCCCACCTTCGTATGCAAATTGGTCTTTCCACGCTGGAAGATGAATGTGCCAGCCAAGGTTTAGATTGGGAGGAAGTCTTGGAACAGCTTGCCCGTGAAAAAGCCAAGATCACTGAGCTTGGCCTGACGATCAATGATGTGAACAGCATCTTAAACACCAACACAGAAGAAAAAGAGGAAAACGATGAGAATCTGGAACCGCATAACCGGTGATCCGTGGGCGATCACCGAAACTGCTTTGCACACAATTTTGGAAGTGGCTGCGCGTGAAAATGAAGCACCCGAGGCCGTTGCTGCCAAACTCGGTCGTCAATTGCAAAACAGCTATAACGCCACCGAACGTAACGGTGTAGCCATTATTCCTGTGACGGGGCCGTTGTTTCGTTACGCCAACATCTTCACAGCAATCAGCGGTGCATCCAGCTATGAATTGATTGCGCGTGATTTTATGAGCGCCCTTGAAAACCCGCAAATCAGCTCGATTATTTTGGATATTGATTCCCCGGGTGGTGAAGTCAACGGTGTGTCCGAGCTGGCCAGTATGATTTTTGAAGCACGCGGTACAAAGCCGATCATTGCTTATGCGTCTGGTGATGCGGCATCAGGGGCGTATTGGATTGCCTCTGCCGCCGATGAAATTGTGGTATCGGAAACATCGGCGCTGGGATCAATTGGTGTGGTCGGTATTTATCGGGGCAAAAGCACAAAAGAGTCTGCCGAAACGGTAGAGATTGTGTCCTCGCAAAGCCCCAACAAACGCCTTGATCCGATGAGTGATGATGGCCGTGCAAAATTGCAAACGCGCATTGACTCCATGGCCGATGTTTTTGTATCCACCATTGCCCGCAACCGATCCGTCACGCCTGATTATGTGCTGGAACATTATGGCGGTGGTGACGTGATGATTGGCGCGAATGCCGTCAATGCCGGTTTGGCAGATCGTGTAGGATCACTCGAGCGCCTGATTACAGAACTTTCATCCCCGAAAACCCAAAGCCCTCCGCCAGAGGGCTTTTTTAGTTCAACCCAACCCAAAAAGGAGAAAAAGCCCATGAACCTTGAACAACTCAAAACCGATCATCCCGATCTGGTTGCATCACTGCACGCAGAAGGATCAGCCAAGGAAAAGCAGCGATTGAAAGACATCCTCAGCTGTGAAGCCGCCGAAGGTCGTGAAAAACTGGCGCAGGAAATTGCGCTCAATACCGAGATCAATGCGATGGATGCCCAGCATTTGATGAAAAGCGCGCCAAAGGATGAGCCGGAGAAATCGCAATCATCTTCATTTGAGCGCGTGATGTCCTCCATCCCCAATCCTGAGATTGCCCCCGATGGGGATGATCATATCGCCACTGCCGATACGGTTGCTGATCGTATCGCTTCAACCCGCTAACCCCAACAATAAAGGAGATCCAAAACCATGACACATGCTTCAGGTTTTACCGATCAGGGTGAATATAAACCCTGTAATTTACTGGCGGGAGAATATCCCCGCATTGAACGCATCATTACCATTGCCTCTGGCAGTAACCTTACCAAAGGCGCAGTGCTGGGGCGCATTACGGCATCCAGCAAATTTGTTTTAAGTACTGCTGGTGCAAGTGATGGCTCAGAAACACCCGATGCGATTTTGGCTGAAACGGTAGATGCAAGCGCCGAAGATAAACAAGCCGTTGTGTATTTCAGCGGGGAGTTTAACGAAAACGCGCTGACGCTTGGCACTGGCCACACGGTGGAAAGTATCCGCGCTGGTTTGCGTTCCAAAAGCATCTTCCTTCGTAGCAACCAATCTTAACCCATAAGGAGAACACACTCATGTCTGTAGATATTTTTAGCACCCATGTTCTGACCAAGGTGGTCGAACGGCTGGATCGTCCAAGCTCGTTTTTGCTGGACGTATTTTTTGGCCAGGAACAAACCGAAGACAGCGAAGAAATTCATTTCGATATCGATAAATCAAAACCGCGCTTAACCCCGTTTGTGTCACCATTGGTGGCGGGTAAAGTCGTGGATGATGAAGGCTATATCACCAAGAGCTTTAAACCAGCTTACGCCAAAGACAAACGCCGCTTTGATCCAAGCCGTCCGCTTAAACGCTCCATTGGTGAAAAAATCGGCGGGACATTATCCCCGCAGCAACGCCTTGAAGCCAATCTCAACCGCACACTGACCAAGCAGCTTGAAAACCTGACCCGCCGTGAGGAAGTCATGGCGGCAGAAGCTTTGCGAACTGGTAAAATCACTGTTGCTGGTGAAGATTATCCAACCGTGGTGGTTGATTTTCAGCGTGATCCTGAATTGACTGTTGCGCTGGCAGGCTCGTCCCGCTGGGGTGAAACAGGCGTGAATGCACTCAACAACCTTGAAGACTGGGTTGCCAAGGTGCAGGAAAAATCGGGCGCGGTTGCTCGCACGATTGTCATGGACGCGCTAGCATGGCGTGTGTTTAAGGCGGATGCGTCCGTTGAGAAGCTCCTTGATATTCGTCGCTTGCGGGATAATGCCGGTATCAATCTGGGGCCGATTGCGTTTGGTCAAGGCAATGAACTTGCCCGCTATGTGGGATCAATCGGTGATCTTGATTTCTGGGTCTATAATGACCGTTATGTCGATGAAAGTGATCAGGTACAAAAACTGCTTCCCGATTATACCGTTTTGATCGGCAGCACATCTCAGCTTGAAGGCACGCGTTGTTACGGCGTTATCCAAGATGAAAAAGCGGCGTATCGGGCGCAGCGTTTCTTCTCCAAATCATGGCTTGAGGAAGACCCAGCTGTGCGCTGGTTGTTGTTGCAATCTGCACCGCTCCTTGTGCCGTACCGTCCAAACGCATCATTTTGTGCAACCGTGCGCTAAGGGAGGATTGAGATATGAATATTACAGCAATCATTACCCTACATGTTGACGGCAAAACCATTCTGCCTGGCAAAGAGGTTGATATTTCTGATGAGGAGGCAAAGTCACTGATTGAGCGTGGCTTTGCTAAATCGGCAGATGCATCGGCTGTGGCAGAACAAAAGCCTGCCCAGCTCCAGCAACCCGAACCCGCCATAGATGATGTGATCGAGGCAATTGAAATCCTCAATCCTGAAACTGACTTTGCCAAAAACGGTAAGCCAAAGGTTGAAGCGATAGTGGCTGTTCTTGGTCAATACATCTCTGCTGAAAC